ACAGGCAAGGTAAAGAAAGGCAGTAAAGATGCTAAAAGGCGTAAGTCTTTTTGCGCTCGTTCTGCTGGACAAATGAAAAAATTTCCAAAGGCAGCCAAAGACCCTAACAGTCGTTTGAGACAAGCAAGAAGAAGATGGAAGTGTTGATGCCAGAAAAATTAGAAGTAACTTTAGCTAGATTAGAGGAAAGAATTGGTCAACTTCAAGATGAGGTTCGTCATGTTCATGAAGAGGTTTCTGAGTTGAAGGCTCAAGCGAACAGATGGAAAGGTGCTTTTTGGGTAATGCTTGCTATGGGCGGGATTGTTGGTTCTATAGCACATTTAGTAGTAGGGTGGATTAAATAGTGTTTATTAGAAGATCAAGCATACCTAAACAGATTAACAATCCTCCTAATAAGAAGAAGAAGAAAAGGAGAAGATAATTGCCTCATTATACAAAGCCCTTAAAAAAAGTTATAAAAGGTTTAAAAAAAGCATCTAAGCTTCATTCAAAACAAGCAAAGACTCTTTCAAAGATAGAGAAAGATCAAAGAGCTCGATACAAAAATGGGAAAAAGAAAAAAAGATCCTAAAGTAGGAACTGGTAAAAAACCAAAGGGTTCTGGTAGACGATTGTACACAGACGAGAATCCTAGAGACACTGTTAGTATCAAGTTTGCCACACCGTCTGACGCTCGAAAAACTGTAGCGAAAGTTAAAAAAATAAACAAACCGTTTGCTCGAAAAATACAGATATTGACGGTTGGTGAACAAAGAGCCAAAGTTATGGGTAAGTCAGAAGTTGTTAGAATATTTAAACAAGGAAAAGAGGCAATAAGAAAGGCAAAGAAAAATGGCAGCGACTAGTAAACTAATTTATTTCAAAAAGGGAGGTAAGGCTAGTGCAAAGAGCAAAGGATCAAAGATATGCCCAGAGGGTAAGGCGTGGGCTAAACGCACCTTTGACACATACCCGTCAGCGTATGCGAACTTGGCCGCATCAAAATACTGTAAAGACCCAAACTACGCAAAGAAGTCAAAAGGCGGTAAGCGAAAGGGTAGGTAATGGGTGAGCTTAAGAAATGGCTAAAACAAGACTGGGTAAGGATTGGAAGTGATGGATCTATCAAAGGTAAATGTGGCACTTCAAAAGATAAAAAGAACCCTGATCGTTGTCTGCCAAGAGCAAAAGCAAATAGCCTTAGTAAGGCTGAACGAGCTAAGACTGCTCGTAAAAAGAAACGTGAGGGCGGCAAAGGTAAAACTGTTGTCTCTAATACAAAAAGAGCCAAAGTAAGTTTTAAAAAGTTTGGGGGCTTGGAAAAAGGAACACAAGCTAAAAGACCCTATAATGGTAAACTAACTCCGGGTTCTGTTGTAGCTAGGGGCTGTGGTGCAGTCATGGGAGACAGAAGAAAAGTAACAACGGGAGTCGTTGGGTCTTAGGAGGGTACAATGGTCGATCCCATCTCAGCAATGGCGATTGCTGGTTCCGCTTTTTCAGCACTAAAAAAAGGCATTTCCATCGGCCGTCAAGTGGAGTCGATGGGCAAAGACCTGTCACGCTGGATGAGTGCTGTATCCGATATAGACAGAGCGCACCATGAAGCTAAAAATCCACCAATATTTAGAAAAATATTTAATGCTAAAAGTGTAGAAGAAGAGGCAATAGAGTTATTTACTCAAAAGAAACAATTAGAAAATCAAAGAGATGAGTTAAGAAAATTAATATCTGCGATGTGTGGCCCAAATGCATGGCAAGAATTATTACGTATGGAAGCGGATATTAGAAAGCAACGAAAAGAAACACTGTATGCACAACGTGAAGCTAGAAGACATTTAATAGAAATTGTTAGTATTTTTGTTCTTGTGGTTACAGTAGCTGGTTTTTTTATATTTATATTTTATCTTTGGTATAACAGGGGTAGTCTATAGATAATTCTTGTGATAAGCTTAAAATAAGTATAGGAGAAAGATATGGCTAAATTAAAACCAATACCAGCAGATAACAAAGGGCTTCCTAATCTTCCTAAAAATGTAAGAAATAATATGGGTTACATGAGAAAAGGTGGTGCTGTTAAAAAAGAAGCTGGAGGGGTTTACATGAGCCCTAGAAAACGAATGGCTGGAGCGTAAAGGAGAAAAAAATGGTAGCTAAGAAAAAGAAAAAAGGCATGGCTAATGGCGGTGCTATGAAAAAGAAAAAAGGCATGGCTCGAGGCGGTGCTATGAAGAGAGCAAGAGGCGGGGCAGCAAGAAGACGCTAATCCTTTAAATGCCTTATTTACAAAGCAACATCCCGTATTTTAAATGCTGGGTGAGAAGAGAGTATACGCACAACCATTCTGATTATCATGGCGAGTTTATACATGCTATGGCAATTGCTGTTACAACTATTCCTGATAGATGTTTGAGTTTTCAGCTAGTGTTTACAGGATACGAAGCGGATGATGGTGAAACCGAGAATATACACGGGGGTGCCATGTGGGCAAGAATGCCAATTACGGCCCTTGTTGCAGACGTTCCTTTGGAAGAATGGCCTGAACAAATGCCAACACATTTAGCACAACCTTGGGATTGTAGTTCTCATTTTCACTCTGTTTATTGTCTTGACAGAGTTAGTTCTAGCCCTTGGCTGTGTAAAATAGATGGTGAGTTTTATACCGGAAAATATATTTTTACGGTTGACTACACCGAAAATGAGATAGCAGATGATCCTGCACAACACAAACAAAGTCACTTACTACAATTAACAGACGCTGGTAAATGGACAGGAAATATTGTAGCCTTACCTAATAACAGGGTTAGAGCAACAAGTCCTGCTCTTTGGGAAACTGGTGAAGGTGCTCCTGATTTTAGACCAAGTCAATGGACACATAGTGCTGAAAGTGATAGTAGTTATATGGACCCAGATATTACGTTCAACAATTTATATTCGGAAGAGTAATCATGGCTACATCAGGATCTAGAGACTTTGACTTAGACGTTGCAGATATTATTGAAGAAGCTTACGAGCGTTGTGGGTTAGAACTACGAACTGGATATGATGCCAAAACTGCTAGAAGGTCATTAAATCTTATGTTTGCTGAGTGGGCAAACAGAGGGATTAATCTTTGGACTGTTAAACAAGGCACACAATCTTTAACTGCTGGAACTGCTACCTACGCTTTTAACGCTACTTTTACTGATTTATTAGAGGTAGTTCTTAGAAGAGATGGTACTGATTTTGATTTAAACAGAATATCTAGAGGCGAATATTTAAGCATACCAAACAAAACAACACAAGGCAGACCTAGTCAATATTATTATAATAGACAAACAATACCTGAGATAAATTTATGGGCAACACCAGATAGCTCTTCAGATACTCTGGTTTATTATTATATTCAAAGAATCGAAGACGCAGATGCGTTGGTAAATACCACTGATGCACCTTTTAGATTCTTGCCGTGTATAGTAGCTGGTCTTGCTTATTATTTAGCAATGAAAAAGGCTCCAGATAGAATACAACTTTTAAAAGCTGTGTATGAAGAAGAGTTTCAAAGAGCGGCCGATGAGGACGAAGATAGAGTTCCATTGAAGTTACAACCAAGTTTTGAGTATCTTAGAGTAACATAATGGGTAGATATGCATCTGGTAAAAATGCTTATGGTATTTCAGATAGGTCTGGATTTAGATATAGACTTTCAGAAATGCGAACCGAGTGGAACGGTTTAAAAGTTGGCCCAGATGAGTATGAAGCTAAACACCCTCAACTAGAACCCCTTAATGCAGGTCCAGATCCTCAAGCTCTTCGTAATCCAAGACCAGATCAATATGTGGATTTGATCACCCGAGTAATTGTAAGAACAAATGTTGGTGATGGTTTTATAGGAGGAGTGTTATCTAAATTAGACGCTCTTAGCATGAGTGTTGGCACCGTGGAAGTGACAACGGCTGCTACCTCGGCATCGACTTTCGATTCTACAAGTGTTACACTTGATTCAACTACAAAAACTTTTGACGAGGGGTAGATGGCAAAGCAAACTGTAGGGATAGGTTCTAGTGCAAATGATGGCACAGGTGACACACTTCGTGCTGGTGCTGATAAAATAAATGACAATTTTACAGAGATATATAATGCATTAGGAAATAGTTCTAGTGTCTTAACTGATATTATAGATGCAAATGGTCTTTTTGACGTAAGCTCTGGGGCTAATAAAATCGTTTTTTATTACTCTGCATTAACTGATTTGCCAAGTGCTTCAACATATCATGGGGCAGTAGCTCATGTTCATGCAACTGGTGGGTTATATTTTGCTCATGGTGGTGCTTGGCTTAGACTAAATGACGAAACATCTGGTCCTGTAACTAAATATATAGCTGGAGTAAATGGGTCAAGTGCTTACACATTTACTGGACCAGGGGCTACTTCTGGTGATAATCCAAACTTTGTTTTTTATTGTGGACATACTTATCTGATAGATAATACAGCAAACGTAAGTAGCCATCCTTTACAAATTAGGACATCTAATGGTGGTTCTGCATTTACTACAGGTGTAACAGAAAACTTTAACTCGACCACGGGATTGACACAATTTATTGTACCACATGAACCAAGTGATACCACTTTAGTATATCAATGCACTAATCATAGTTCTATGGTTGGAAACATCACAATTATAACAACAAATTGAATATGACATGAGTTATACATACACTACACTTAAACAAGCTATACAGGATTGGACAGAAAATGACGAAACAACTTTTGTCAATAATCTTGATGTTTTTATTAAAAACACAGAAGAAAAGATACTAAAAGGCATAAACCTTGATTTGTTTAGAAAGAACGCCTCTGGGTCAATGACTTCTGGAAACCAGTTTTTAGCTGTACCGACAGATTATCTAGCTCCTTTTTCTTTATCAATTACAAACAGTAGTAATAAAGAAT